TGAAGTACAACCCCGATACGTCTTCGTGGAAAACTCACCAATGCTCACTTCTAGGGGACTTGGAAGAGTTCTCGGAGACTTGGCCAAAATGGGGTTTGATGCGAAATGGGGAGTGTTGGGAGCAGACGCCATTGGATTACCCCATCGGAGAGAACGAATTTGGGTGTTGGCTACCAACTCCAGTAACAAGTATGTGGAGAGGGGCGGCAAAAAAGAGGTTTTGGGGAAGCCAAGAATACAGAGCAAGTTTTACAACAGAGTGGGTAAGGACGAGCTTGGATTGCGCTCAATACTATCACCCGGACTTTGTAGAACTCATAATGGACTTCCCGGACAAGTGGACAGAGTTAAGGCCCTTGGAAATGCACAAGTACCAAGAGTGGCTGCAAACGCATGGAGAATCTTAAATGAAAGTTCTACCAATTAACACTTTTGAGGTCGAGCCTTGGTTGCTTGAAAAGCACTATGCAAAAAGATTGCCAATGATTATGTACGCTTTTGGTTTGTATGAAGAAGAAAAACTTATTGGTGTTGTAACTTATGGTTTGCCAGGTTCTCCAATGGTTGCTAGAGGAATTTGTGGAAAAGAACAAGAATCAATTGTTGTTGAATTAAATCGTTTGTGTTTGATGGATAACGACAAAAATCAAGCATCTTTTTTAGTGGCAAATTCTATGAAATTACTACCAAAACCAACAATAGTGATTTCTTATGCTGATACCGGACAGGGTCATGTTGGATATGTTTACCAGGCTTGTAATTTTATTTACTTAGGGTTGAGCGTTAAAAGAACCAATTGGAACATTAAAGGTCAAGAACATAAGCACAACAGACATTTAGCCCAAGGCATGACCTTAGAACTTTTGAAAGAGAAATTCAAAGATGATTTTTATTATTCTGAAAGAAGCCAAAAACATAGGTATGTGTTTATATGTGGAAGCAAATATCAAAAGAAGCAATTAAATAGTTTGTTGAAATATGGAATCCAACCATATCCCAAAGGTGAAACCACAAGATATGACTCTGGAACTACAGTAAAAACGCAACAACTTTTATTTGCATGATTTATCAATAAGGATTCTTACATGACTTTCATGGTAACTTTTAAAGTAGATGCTGACCCTGTTGGAAAACAGAGAGCAAGGTATGCAAAACGTGGCAATCACGTTATGGCTTACACCCCTGACAAAACAAGAAACTATGAGACTTTGATTAAAGCAGCCGCAATAGAAGCAATGGGCGCTTCCCAACCATTGGAGACCCCTATAAACCTGTATTTGTACATTCGTGCTCCAATTCCTAAGTCTTTGTCTAAAAAGCGCCTAGAAGCCTGTTTAAACGGCTTGGAGAAGCCAATTAAGAAGCCAGATGCCTCCAACGTGCTCAAAAGCGTAGAAGATGCCATGAACGGAGTTGTTTACAAGGATGATTCTCAGATCGTGAACATCCACGTTACAAAGGTTTATTGCAGTCTGCCAGGCGTTGATATTTGCGTTAAGGAGTGCTTGGATTAGGGTAAGTCCCTATTCAAAACATTCCAAAACAGGAATAACATTTAATTTTTAACAGGAGTGAATCATGGAATCAACTTGGGAATTTGATACAACAATCGGTCAGGGTAGCGAAGTAGTGACAGTAGTCTATGAATACGAAATAGACGAGGACAAATCTACCTATAACGAGTCAGTCAAGGAAGTGTGGTTTGAAGGGCGTGATATTGTGGGATGCATGTCGCAAGAGGCTTGTGCTGAATTGGAAATGGAAGCAGCAATGAGGTTTCAGCACCATAAACTCAACTACAAAATGGAGGATGTATGACCATAGAAGGCATTATCCGCATGGCAAAACAGGCAGGGTTTGCTGATGAAGAAATTGATACTTGTCAACAGATATTGATTCACTTTGCCAAACTAGTAGCAGAGAATGAACGCAATGAAATAATCGAAATTTTGGATGCTTCAACTGGCTATGTTCACATGGATGCAATCAGGGAAAGAACATGAGTGATAACCCACACAAGGCGGTGCAATTCCTGATTGACACAGCACCCCTCTACAGCAAGGCTAAAGCGACTCGAATGTTTCTCGAAGAATTTCGTAAGAGTCGCAAAGCCCAGTTAATGAGTCAAGCGGGTACTGAGGTACTTGGAAAGCAAGAAACCTATGCCTATGCTCATGCAGATTACATTCAAATACTAGAAGGTATCAGGGAAGCAGTCGAATTAGAGGAGCGTTATCGCTGGCTTATGACGGCAGCACAAACACGCATTGAGGTATACAGAACTGAGCAATATAGTGCTAGGCATGAAATAAAAAACACCCAATGAACAACAAACTAAGCGCAAAGCAAAGACTACACATAGGGAAAGTTAAACTATTGCCGTGCTCAGTGTGCGATCAGCCAGGCATTAGCGATGCCCACCATATCGAACAAAAACTACAATACTGCGTTATCGCTTTGTGCAGGGACTGTCACAATAGCTGGCATGGCACTAAGGCTATATGGCGGGTTAAAAAAATGGATGAGTTGTCAGCGCTTGATATAACCATTCGCAGATTGACGCAGGAAATGCCCCTAGAAGGCTATACAAGCCCCTTTTAAGACGTTTTTTTCAGTTATCCGAGGGGTAATCGGGTAAAATGCCTTAAATGGCAATTAAACGCACTTCAAAAGCACATAGAAATGAACTGCTCAAACTATACGGGCATAGATATGAACGCCATTGGAGTAGTAGGGCTGGCTGCTTTTATTGTGGTGATAAGTGGTCAGAACTAGATCATTGTCCGCCATTGTCATGGTGCGACGCAAAAGAACTAAAGTGGTTTAAAGAGAGAAAAATAGGGTTTTACCTTGCTAACTCATGCAAAGACTGTAACCGAGCACTAGACAATAAGCCTTTTTTTACCCTTCAAGAACGTGCCGATTACATACGAAAACGCCTAGAATTAAAATCAGAAAATCTAGTGCTATGGAATAAACAGGAAATCGAGGAAATGAGCGACCGATTTCAAAAGACCATAGAAGCACGACAAGCCCTGCAAAACATCATGCTAGAACGCCTATGGTTCGCTCAAGAACTGCAATTCAGGGCTGAGGACTTCCCTTGATATGCTTGACGTAAAAAAAGAGCCTAAAGCCCTTATTTTATAGACGTAAAAAAACCCGCTTTTTAGTGCGGGTTATGGGTTTAGCGTTTGCCTGAGAGTATTCTAAGGATTAGGGCAATACAGGCATAAATCAATTTACTTGCAAAACTGGCTCATATTTCCAGTCTGCCCCATCGTGTTCATCTAAAAAAACCCACTCAATCAATTCTTCACTTTCATAATTGGGGTTTTCGTTCATTATCTTATTTTTGGCTTCTTCTAATGTTTCAGCTTCAATAAAGTATTCATATGACACGTTTCTAAATAGTTGAAAAGTTTTCATGCTTCACCCCATAATTTGATTGCAGCTTGTTTGCACTGGTTTACTTGTTTTTTGGTCAACCCGTGGGCTATTTGTTCCGCTAATTCGGCAGCTTGTTGCGCTTTTTGGTCACTAGGTGCAGTTAAGGCCAAAACTAGGCATTGTGTGAGTGCTTCTATTTGGCTCATATTTCCCCCCTAAATTCTGAAAGTGTTAAATTTTTAGCGTAATAGTTATCGCCTGATTTTTTGAAACATGAGTAAACAGGATAACCCTCTGCATTGTCGCTAAGTGGCTCACCTACTAAAAAACCCCTAGAATTCTGAGCACGAGGCGGCACTGATTCCAGCATGTCCCAATACATTTTTTGAGTGGTTTCAATCCATTCACTAGGGTTTTTTTCCATTGCATCCCAAAGATTTTGCCATTCAAGTTTCATGCTACCACCTCATTTTGAGTTAATTCGTTAATCAATTCGCATAATTCATGCAAGTTATAAACACACCCAAAAACAATACCGCCCCCATATTGTTTATTGTGGAATTTTTTACCGCCTAATTTTCTTGATCTAATTAGGGCTAAATTGTATCGTTGACTAAAATCAGTTTCAGATTTAGTATTTAGTTTGAAAAAATGGCAAACATAACGAGGGTTTCCATTAACATCATTATTTACCCGTGTGAAATCGTCAATAGTTATCATATTAAAGCCTCTATATTGAAAAACCTAGTAAAATGACTAGGCCAATAACCCCCTATTAGAGGGTTATCAGTCTAAGCATTAGGATAAAAGGGCTTTGCAAAGTAAATCGGCCTCATGTAGATCAACAGATGACCGAAAAGCGTCTAAATATTCTGCAAATTGTGGGTGATCTGGTTTCATGTTTACGCCCCCAGCTTTGCGGGTTGATTCGACAATGATTCCTGCGCTATTTGCTAAGTATGCAGAATAATTGCCCGATGTGTGTAAAGTTAACATTGTTTACGCCTATAAGTTAAAAATTAGATTCTAGGGGAATGAAACCCCTAGGCAATAGGGATAAACCCTAAAAAATGTCATTTTATAAAGGTTCAAAATTTAGGCCATATCCAGCATAACCTATAGGTAAACTGCCACAAAAATAGGTTTCAAGATCATAGTCACTTGCAGCATGGTATTCACCATCCTCAAAAATAACGTAATAATCCTCTGAATTTTTGCGAGATAAATAAACAGCATGTTTTGCAGCGTGAGAAAATGATAAAAATGTCATATTAAGCCCCTCAAACCTTTTTAGACCACTGTAAACCCGCACTAGTGGCATGATAAGTATTTGCATCATCATCATGCGATAAGAACCCGTGTCGCACTAGAGTGCTCATAATTTGCTGGAATTGATTAAAAGTTGCCCCGTGTGACATGAGAGCACTATAGATAACGCCACTAGGTGCACCGATAAAGTCTATGTTTGCAGCTTCGATTATTCCCTTGCCTATTGATTGCAGGGCTAAAATTTGATCTTTTGTCATTGTGAACGCCTATAAAAGTTAAGAAAACCCTAGTGAGACACTAGGCCATAAACCCCTATCACTAAGGGTTTACAGTCTAATCACTGTATAGCATCAGTTTGTGAAATATGAAACACCGTAGACCTTCTGCAAAGCATAAAACTGTTTTCGCTATCCTTATCCTTTGCTGGAATCCATGTAACTACTTTAACCCCGTGCTCACCCTTGCGAACTTGTCTATTGAGTGCAAGCCAGGCATTGTAGGTGAACACGTTTTCACGGGGAATAATGTCATTTGCTGGAATTCCCTTGTCAGCAAACCCTTGCAAAATTGCCTGATAATTTGCGAGAGAATCACCGTTTTTAGCCCTATTCAGTGATTCTAATGATTGTGTGATCTTATCCATGATGTAACGCCTATTGAGTAAAGTTAAGTTTATTTGACTAAAACGTCATACCATTCGAGTAAACCGATACAAAGCATTAGACCTAATGCAATGGCCGTCAAATAGTCTAAAAAAGTGTTTTTCATTTTGACACCTATAAAACCCTAGGAAATTCTAGGACAATAGACCCTGATTGCAAGGCCTATCATTCTAAAATTTCAGTTTACTAGATCAAAATAATGATGCATCCCATCGTCATCTCTGAATCTAATGGGTTCAATAGCTTCGTTGATCATGTCATCTAAAATTTCGGTCATTGTGCCATCCCCATATTCTGAGCCTAGATAAATAGCATTGTTTGGCACTAGATCATAATTTGTGAGGGTTTTCATTTTGAGCCTTTTAAGTTACCCGTTCACTGTGAACGTACAGTAATTATCGGGTTAGAAAAGAAAAAAACCATAGGTGTTTTCCCTTAGATGTTAGAATTATTTTAATTTAATTGTTTTCAGGGTTAGAACATGAGTAGACCCCCAAAAGTAGATACGGTGCAATTCAGGCGAAAACTAGATAACCCTAAGCTGCAAATTCTATTGAGTGCTGGACAAGGGAATATCAGTCAGGGTTTTGAAAACCTATTGACCCTCTACCACTACTTGCATGGAATCGGATATAGAACAGATAGCCCCTTAGAGACAATAGGGTTAGTAACTAACCTATCCGAAAGTAAAAGGGATAGCCCTTGCCATGTCAATCAATAGGGTAAACAGTAAGGGATAAGACAATAGACGGATAAGGCTAGATCAATTCAAGTACATCAAAATAGGTGCTGCACTCTCTCTCGCAACTAGTTATAAAACATAACGATCTAGCACTAAGGGTAAACCCTGATCTGTATAGGCACACAGTACTGTAAGGAAACCCATGAGGGTAAACCCTAAGCTGTATGGAAACACAGTAGGGTAAACGAGTAGGTAGAAACGATCGGGGGGGGGAGGGGGAGAGTGGTGTTGGTAGATATTTGTGTACCCGCCCCTATACCGAAAAAGCTAAAACGAAAGGACAACATGGAAACAAGTCTCAAACGAGGAAGAGGAAGACCCAAGGGAAGTGTGAAGATGACCATACAGAGGTTTGCTGACAATCCTCCCTTGGTACTGCCTAAGACAGACCATCAGAGGCTCAAGGAGTTGAAGGAGTTGATGATTAGAAGTGGAGGTAAGGATGTGGCTCAGAAGGTTATTGAGATAGCCCTTAATGATGACCATCCTCACCAGTTGGTAGCTTTGAAGATGTGTTTAGACAGGACTCTTCCTATTAGCATGTTTGAAAAGGACAAGTCTCAGAGATCAGCAGTGACCATTAACATAACAGGGATTGGTGCTGAACCGACCATAATTGAGACTGAACAACCCCAAGATGTAGAGGCAAAGTATGGCTGATCTCAATTTCTCTCTCTTACCTTGGCAACAGACTGTTTTTGCTGATAAAACAAGGTTCAAGGTTGTTGCGGCTGGTAGGCGTTGCGGTAAGAGTAGGATGGCTGCTGTAACCCTGTTAATCGAGGGTTTGAAGTGCCCTCCTGGTTCGGCAGTACTCTATGTTTCGCCAACAATGGGGCAGTCGAGGCAAATTGTTTGGGACTTACTGCTAGACCTTGGTAGAGAGGTTATACAGAGCAGTCATGTGAATAACCTAGACATTACCCTGATAAACGGGGCTAGGATCTATGTTCGTGGTGCTGACAGACCTGATACGCTTCGTGGAGTGTCCTTGACCTATGCCGTTCTAGATGAGGTAGCGGACATAAAACCTGAAGCATGGGAACAGGTTATTCGAGCATCTTTATCTGATAAACGGGGTAGAGCACTTTTTATTGGGACTCCAAAGGGCAGAAATTGGTTCTATGACACTTTCAAACTAGGCGAGAACGAGGATGATCCTGATTGGAAGAGTTGGCACTTCACGACTGCTGATAACCCTTTGATTGACCAAGCAGAGATAGATTCCGCTAAGAAGACCCTAAGTACCTTTGCTTTTAAACAAGAGTTTATGGCTTCGTTTACCAATGCGGGGTCGGATATTTTTAAGGAAGAGTGGATTAAATACGGGGTTAAGCCTGAACATGGAAGCTATTACATCGCTGTTGACTTGGCAGGATTTGAGGAAGTTGCCAAACAAGCGGCTAACTCTAAGAAGCGTTTGGACGAGTCTGCTATCTCGATAGTGAAGGTGACAGACGATGGAAAGTGGTTTGTTGAGAAGATAGAACATGGGAGATGGGATATTAGAACTACCGCCTCAAATATCTTGATGGCAATAAGAGATTACCGCCCTTTGTCCGTAGGTATTGAAAAGGGGGCATTGAAAAATGCGGTTCTGCCATATCTTTCGGATTTAATGCGAAAAAACAATATTTACGCCCATATAGTAGACCTTACTCATGGCAACAAGAAAAAAGCGGATAGGATTATTTGGGCATTGCAAGGACGCTTTGAACATGGCAGAATCATCCTTAATACAGAAGAAAATTGGGATGAATTTGTTGACCAACTCATTTTATTTCCAGCCACAGGCGTTCACGACGATTTGCCCGATTCTCTTAGCTATGTAGACCAACTTGCCGTAACAAGTTATTTTCAAGAAGATAATGATGATGAATGGGAGCCGGTTGATGTTGTCTCAGGTGTTTGATACAAAGTTTTGCTCAAAATGCAAAGAAACTTTATCGGTAGACTCTTTTTTCAAAAATAAGAGTCGTAGAGATGGATTGCAAGGATATTGCAAAAAATGCAAATGCTTAAGAGATAGGCAATATGACTCTGAACACAAAGATAAAGTTAACGCATCTGCGAGAAAAAGGCGATCTGCTGGTGAAACAAGGCAAACACATTTACGTGCTTTAAAAAACTACAGGCAAAAGAATAAGGCTATTCGTGCCAAACTTCAAATGAATCGTAAAAGTGCGAAATTGCTAAGAACACCACTTTGGTTAACAGAATTTGACCGCCTAAAAATACAATGCTATTATCAGGTGGCAGCCATGAGGTCAAGAGAGAGTGGTCAAAATTGGCACGTTGACCATATAATCCCATTGCAGGGCAAAACTGTTTGTGGACTTCATGTGCCAAACAACTTGCAAATTATTCCCGCAATTGAGAATATGCGTAAGAACAATCATTATGAGGTCTGATTATGGATCAAAACGAATTCCAAGAACCTAGTGACTCAGACAAAGAGATAGTTAACTTTGTTGTTAACCATTGTGATCGTTGGAGGGATTGGAGAGATGTTAACTGTCTTGATGATTGGCTAGAGTACGAGCGTATCTTCAATGGTGAGTGGGATGTCCAAGACAAGACAAGGGACTCTGAAAGAAGCCGTATCGTTACCCCCGCTACCCAACAAGCCGTAGAGACACGCCATGCCGAGATCATGGAAGCAATCTTTGGTCAGGGTGAGTTCTTTGATATTCAAGACGATATTCGTGATGTCAATGGTAGTCCTTTAGATGTTGCTGCCATCAAAGCACAACTCATGGAAGACTTTAAAGTAGACAAGATTCGCAAGTCTATTGACCAGATTGAGTTGTTGGCTGAGATTTATGGTACTGGCATTGGTGAGATTGTTGTCAAAACAGAGAAAGTCTATGTTCCTTCTACTCAGGCAATACCTGGTCAAATAGGTCAAGCCGCTATCGGAGTAGTAGAACAAGACCGAATCGCAGTCAAGATTGTTCCTGTTAACCCCCGTAACTTCCTGTTCGACCCTAATGGAACATCTATTGATGACTGTATGGGTGTGGCTATTGAGAAGTATGTCTCTATCCACAAGATTGTTAAAGGTCAAGAAGAAGGTATCTACCGCAAGGTAAAGGTTGGTACTGACTCGATGGACACGGACTTAGAGCCTACACAAGAAGTCTCCCAGTACGAAGATGACAAGGTAAAACTACTTACTTACTATGGCTTAGTCCCTCGTGAGTACCTAGAACAGTTGGAAAACGAAGATGGTGAAGTAGAAGATTTCTTCCCTGATGACACTATTCAGGACGAGTATTCCGATCTGGTTGAGGCTATCGTAGTGATTGCCAATGATGGTGTTCTTCTGAAAGCAGAAAAGAACCCATACATGATGAAGGATAGACCGATTCTTGCTTATCAGGATGACACAGTTCCTAATCGCTTGTTGGGTCGTGGTACTGTTGAGAAGGCTTACAACTCACAAAAGGCTATTGATGCCCAAGTGCGTAGCCACTTAGATTCTCTAGCGCTCACAACTAGCCCAATGATGGCTATGGATGCTACTCGCCTTCCTCGTGGTGCTAAGTTTGAAGTAAAGCCAGGCAAAGCAATCCTGACAAACGGCAATCCCAATGAGATTCTGTTCCCGTTCAAGTTTGGCAATACTGATGGTTCTAACCTGACAACTGCCAAAGAGTTTGAGCGTATGCTTTTGATGGCAACAGGAACACTTGACTCTCAGGGAATGATTACTGCTGTCTCTAGGGATGCGGGTCAGGGTGGTATTTCGATGGCTACAGCCTCGATTATCAAGAAATACAAGCGTACCTTGGTGAACTTTCAAGAGGATTTTATGATCCCCTTCATCACCAAAGCCGCTTATCGGTATATGCAGTTCGACCCCGAGCGTTACCCTACTGTGGACATGAAGTTTATTCCCACGGCTGCACTTGGAATCATCGCTAGAGAGCATGAGCAACAACAATTCATTGCGCTTTTGCAGACTCTTGGCCCGAATACGCCTGTTTTGCCTATCATTCTGAAGGGAATCATGGCTAATTCATCTCTGTCTAACAGATTTGAGTTGATTCAGATGTTGGATGAGATGAGCAAACCTGATCCACAAGCACAGCAGATGCAACAAGCACAGGCTGAGTTGGCTATGCAAGCGGCACAGGCTCAGATTGCTGTTCAAACTACACAAGCAGAGCAAAATCGTGCTGAAGCTGCTAAATTGTTGACTGAAACACAGTTAATGCCTCAAGAAGTCCAAGCTAAAGTGATTGCATCAACCACTAAAAATCTACCAGAAGGCAATGAGTCTGCTGAGTTTGATAAACGGGTGAAAATTGCTGAATTGATGCTTAAAGAAGAAGACATTAAGAACAAAGGAAAGATTGTTCAGATGCAGATGGCAGAAAAAGCTAATCAGAGCAAAAAGGATGAAGACTTCCTTAAAAGCATCATAGGTGATTGATGGACGCCAAAAAAATATTGCTGTCTGGCGCATCAACTGAGGCAAAACTGGCAGCTATTGCCATTTTACTTGGTAAAGAACTGCCTGAAATCCGAGCAAAAGTCTACGAAGTTAAGAAGCTACAAGGTCCACAAGGTGAACGTGGTGCTAATGGCAAGGATGGTCTTGACGGAAAAACTGGACCGCAAGGAAAAAACGGTGTTGATGGTCGTGACGGCAAGGATGGCAAAGACGGTGACGATGGAGACACAGGTATTTCTATCGTTGGGGCAAAGATAGACTTTGATGGCTCTTTAATTCTGACATTTTCTGACGGCACTATTACTAACGTAGGTGAAGTTGTAGGTGAGCGTGGCGCTTCTGGTTTGACAGGCGCACAAGGACCAACCGGACCAACTGGCACTACTGGTCTGACTGGACCAACAGGTGCTACTGGACAGATTGGACCTACTGGAGCTACAGGAATTCAAGGTCCGACAGGCCCTCAAGGTTTGCAAGGTATACAAGGACCAACAGGTCCACAAGGCGTTCAAGGCATACAAGGTATACAG